AGCTGGAGATGATCGACCGCCGTGTCCAGGCCGCGCGCGAAGCCGGCATGGACATGGTCGAGATCGAGCGGCTCGCCGAGGCGCAGAAGGAGACGATCCGCGCCAAATACGCTGCCGAGCAGAACCCGATGGCCGCCCAGTTCAAGGAGTGGGGCGACCTGCAGGGCAATCTCGCCAAGCAGTCGGCGCAGTGGATGGACAGCCTCGCTGGCGGCATCACCGACCTCATCACGGGGACCGGCGATCTCCGCTCGCTGCTGAACGGCATGCTGAAGGACATCGTCGGCATGGGCGTCAAGTATGCGCTGTCCGGCTTTGGCAGCAAGGGCGGTGGCGGCAAGGGCGCGAAGGGTGCCAAGGCCGGTTCCGCGGCGACCAAGGGCAAGTCGTTCCCGACCATGCACGGCGGTGGCGTCATCGGCGCCGGCGGCCGCCTCACAACCAGCCTGACCCCGCTCGCCTTCCTCGGCGCCGAGCGCTTCCATATCGGTGGCCAGGTCGGCCTCAAGCCCGGCGAGGTGCCGATCGTTGCCAAGGAGGGCGAGGTCATCGGCTGGCCTGACCAGCTGGCGGCTGCCTTCGGCGGCAAGGGCGGCGCGGATGGGATGCAGGTCTCCATCAACTCGCCGATCACCGTTCACGGTTCCGCTGGCACTCCCGAGCAGAACCAGGATCTCGCCGAGCGCACGCGCAGGGAAGTCAATGCCGGCCTGCGCGGCCTCGTGGTCGACGAGATCGCCCGGCAGATGCGCCCCGGCGGCATGTTCACGCAGAAGAGCTACTGATGGCCCTCAACACCTTCGTTCCGCCGCTGCCCCCGTCCCCTGGGACGGGGCGCAAGCCCGCCCTCAAGATCCTCGCGGCCGATTTCGGCGACGGCTATTCGCAGCCGGTGCCGGACGGTCTCAACAGCATCCGCATGACGGTGACGCTGACCTGGGCAGTGCTCACCGAGGCGCAGATGCAGCAGATCGAGACCTTCTTCTTCGAGCACAAGGGCACGATCCCCTTCTATTACAAGCCGGCCGGCCATTCGGGCATGGGCAAGTGGACCTGCAAGGAGTGGAACTCCTCGCTCGACGAGGGCGTCTGGAAGACCAGCGCGACCTTTGTCGAGGACTTCACCCTGCAGACCTGATCGTCGCCCTTGCCTTTAAGTAAGCGCTTACTTATCATGCGGTCTCAACCCTGCGAGACCGCATGTCCATCCATTCCGAAATCCAGAGCTCCCGGCCTTCGGCTCTGATCGAGCTGTTCCGGCTCGATTGCAGCATCATCGGCGGCCCGGTCCTTCATTTCGTGCAGTCGCGCGACCAGGCGGACCGGGTGTCGTTCGGCGACATCCTCTACGAGCCGCATGACGTCAAGGTCGAGGGCATGATCAAGACCGGCACCGGCTCGCTGCCGACGCCGACGGTCACGCTCTCCAACACCAACGGCATCTTCCAGGCGCTCATCAACACCTATGGCGACCTGAATGGCTGCCTGTTCGTGCGGCTGCGCACCTTCGAGCGCTATCTCGACGGCCATGCGGACGCCGATCCGAACGCCGTGTTCGGCCCGGACATCTTCCGCATCGAGCAGAAGATCTCCGAGACGCCGACCGAGATCGTCTGGCAGCTCTCCGCCGACATCGACCAGGCCGGCAAGCAGATCCCGGCGCGCGCCGCCATCCGCGACACCTGCACCTTCGCCTATCGTGTCTGGCGCGGCTCCGCCTTCGACTATTCGGGCGCCATCTGCCCCTACGCCGGCGGCGCCTTCTTCGACATCAACGACAACCCCGTCGCCAATCCGGCCCAGGACGTGCCCTCGCGGCGCCTGTCCTGCTGCAAGGCCCGCTTCGGCGCCGATGTCCCGCTGCCCTTTGGCGGCTTCCCCGGCATGTCGCGGAGTGCATCATGATCGAGCTCTACCAGGACGCCATCCAGGCGGCCAAGGCGCATGCGCGCGCCGAATATCCGCGCGAAGCCTGCGGCCTCATCGTCGGGACGCGCTATCTCGCCTGCGAGAACCTCGCTGAGCCGGTCGAGGCGCATCGCGAAGGCGACGACGAGTGCCCGTGCAAGCTCTGCGCCTTCGTCATCGACCCCAAGGTCTATCAGCAGCAGCTCGTCACCGGGCAGCTGAAGGCCGTGGTGCATTCGCATCCGAACGGCCCCTTCTTCCCCTCGCGCAGCGACATGCTCGCGCAGGTCAATTCCGGCGTCACCTGGGCGATCATCGCGCTCGACGAGGAGCGCATCGCCGATCCGGTCGTGTGGGGTGGCGACGTGCCGATCCCGCCCATGGTCGGTCGCCGCTTCCTGCACGGCGTCACGGATTGCTACTCGCTCATCCGCGACGCCTATGCGCTCGGCAAGGACGCCCTCGCCGAGCAGGGCATCGAGGAATGGCCCTTCCCGCCGATCAAGCTGCCGGAGTTCCCGCGCGACGATGACTGGTGGAACCGCGGCTTCAATCTCTACGACGAGGGCTCGGCCGAGGTCGGTTTCGTCGAGATCTCCTCGCATGAGGCGAAGCCGGGCGACGTGTTCCTCGGTCAGATCCGCTCCGACAAGAACAACCATGCCGGTCTGCTGATCGGCGGCGGTCTCATCCTCCACCACCTGCCCAATCGCCTGTCGCGCCGTGAGCCGGCCGGCATCTGGGGCCGGCACGCCACCAAGTGGATCCGTTACAGGGGTCCGATCGATGCGTGACATCTACCTGCATGGCGCGCTCGGCGAGAAGTACGGTGCCCATTTCGAGCTCGAGGTGCGCACCGCCGGCGAGGCCCTGCGCGCGCTCGGCGCCAACTTCCCCGCCTTCATCAAGGATCTGAGGGACGGCGCCTGGCACATCGTCCGCGGCGAGGAGATCGATACCGGTCACTCGCTCGACGAGACCGAGATCAACGGGTTCGCCCTCGGCAAGGGCGCGCTGCACATCGTGCCGGCGATCGCCGGCTCCAAGCGCGGCGGCCTGCTCAAGATCGTGCTCGGCGCCGTGCTGGTCGGCGCGGCCTTCGCGCTCTCGGGCGGCATGCTGGCGGCGCCCATCGCCGGCGTGCTCGGCCAGGCGGGCTTCACCTATGGCAGCCTCGCCATGCTCGGCCTCGCGACCGCGGTGGTCGGCGTCTCCTCGCTGCTCGCGCCGGAGGAGAAGGCCAACGAGAAGAACGACAGCTTCCTCTTCTCCGGCCCCGGCAACACCAGCGAGCAGGGCGTCGCCATTCCCCTTGTCTACGGCGAGGTCATCACCGGCGGCGTCTTCGTCTCCGGCGGTCTCGAGATCGAGAAGCTCCTCTGATGGTCAAAGTCGCTCCCCAGCGCGCGTTCACCGCGCCGCTCGCCCGGCATGTGCCGCATCCCCTGACGCCGATCGTCGGCCGCAAGGGCAAGGCCGGCGGCAAGAAGGGCAACGCCAATGCCATGTCGAACACGCTGCGCTCCAAGGCGCGCGCCCGCATGGTCGAGATCATTTCCGAAGGCGTCATCGAAGGTCTCGTCAACGGCAACAAGTCGATCTACTTCGACCAGACGCCGCTGCAGAACGCCGACGGCTCGTACAACTTCAACAACGTCAACTGGTACATGCACAATGGGTGGCCCGACGAGGGCTACTTCTATGGGCACGAAGCTGTCCAGATCCCCTATAACGTCGAAGTCCAGGTCAAGATGTCGATCGGTCCGGTCCAGCGGACGATCGTCGAGCCGAATGCTGACGCGGTCAAGGTCATCATCCGCCTGCCGGCGCTCGCCCAGCAGGACGAAGACAGCGGCCAGGTGATCGGCGCCGACGTTTCCTATGCGATCGATGTGCGTGGTCACGATGGCAGCTGGCAGGAAGCCGTCGTCAACAACATCATCAACGAGAAGACCTCCAGCCCCTACCAGATCCAGCACCGCGTCGAGCTGCCGCTCGGCGGCTGTCCCTGGGACATCCGCGTGCGCCGCCTGTCGCTCGACAGCGTCACGGACACGCTCGCCAACGAGACCTGGTGGGAGAGCTACACCGTCCTCGTCGAGGGCAAGTTCATCTATCCGCACTCGGCCGGCATCGCCGTCGACATCAATGCCGAGGATATCGGGCAGAACATCCCGACCCGCGCCTATCATGTGCGCGGCATCCGCGTGCAGGTGCCGAGCAACTACGACCCGATCGCCCGGACCTACACGGGCATCTGGAACGGCACCTTCAAGACGGCCTGGACCAACAATCCGGCCTGGATCTTCTACGACCTCATCACCAATCGCCGCTATGGCCTCGGCGAGTTCATCCGCCCCGAGACGGTCGACAAGTGGTCACTCTATGCGATCGCCCGGCACTGCGACGAGCTGGTCAAGTCCGGCTACAAGAACGCCGACACCGGCGCCGACATCTATGAGCCGCGCTACACCTTCAACGGCGTGATCAACACGCGCGCCGACGCCTACACCGTCCTTCAGCGCATCACGACCGCCTTCCGCGGCATGGCCTACTGGTCGCTCGGCCAGGTCTTCGCGACCGCCGACATGCCGAGCGATCCCGTCACGCTCGTGACGCCCGCCAATGTCATCGGCGGCGCCTTCGCCTATTCGGGCACCGCGACCAAGTCGCGGCACTCGGTCGTCTATGTGAAGTGGAACGACCCGGACGACTTCTATCGCCCGGCGACCGAGATCGTCATCGACCCGGTGGCGCTCGCCCGCTACGGCTGGCGCGACAAGCCGGTGCAGCTCGACGGCTGCACCTCGCGCGGCCTTGCCCATCGCTATGGCAAGTGGATCCTCGATGTCGAGCAGAACGAGACCGAGACGGTCGAGTACAAGGCGAGCCTCGATCACATCGAGATGCGCCCTGGCGACATCATCGCGATCGCAGATCCGCGCAAGGCGCAGGTCCGCCTCGGCGGCCGCATCGTCAGTCACGAGAACCGCGCCGTGGTGCTCGACTGGCCCTTCGCGCCGGCGCCGGGGCAGTCCTACCAGCTGCTGCTGACCATGCCGAATGGCGAGGTCGTCGCCAATCCGATCACGAGCTTCACCGGCACCTCGACCGTCAATGTCCAGAACTGGTTCCCCGACCAGGCGGTCAAGGGCGCGATCTTCATCATCACCGGCACCGACATCGAGCCGCGGCGCTATCGCGTCCTCTCCATCGAGGAGGAGGAGAAGAACGTCTTCAAGGTGACGGGGCTCTTCCACGACCCGGACAAGTATGACCGCGTCGAGAAGGACATGAAGTTCGACCCGCGCCCCTATTCGCGGCCGGCCAATGTCGTGCTGCCGCCGGCGAACCTCTCCGTCAAGGAGGTGAGCTATGTCGATCAGGGCGCAGCGATCATGTCGCTGACGCTGTCCTGGTCGCCGCCGGTGCAGCAGGTCGTCACGGGCTATGTCGTCAGCGCCTCGACGCCCAAGAACGGCCGCGTCGACTTCGGCAACACGCGCACCAACTCCATCCGCCTCGAGAACATCGACGCCGGCGATTACACCTTCTACGTCTCCAGCGTGAACCAGGCGGGCGCCGTCTCGGCGCCGGCGTCGTTCTTCTACAGCGCGATGGGCGGGCAGGGCTTCTCCGGGCCGACCGTCACCGAGCTGCGCCTCTCCGATCGGCCGACCGAGAACACCTTTGTCGGCCGCGACGTCAATCTCGCCTGGCACAACAACTTCTCGACCTCGACCGATCCGCTGACCATCGGCTCGGCGCCGCAGCATGTCGCCTCGCCGCATTACGACTACAACACGGTGCTGGTCTACGATCACCTGACCGGCACGTTGCTGCGCACCCAGCAGGTCTATGACGAGGCCTGGACCTATACCTATGACATGAACAAGGCCGACAGCCTCGCGGCCGGCTTCGCCTCGCCGCGGCGCAATCTCGACTTCATGGTCAAGGTGCGCGACGTCTTCGGGCGCGAGTCTCCCTGGGCGACGCGCAACTTCCTGAACCCGCCGCCGAGCGGCCTCAACATCGCGCCGCAGATCGTCTCGGCGAGCAGCATCGTGCTCGGCTACAACTACGGTCTCGACAATGATCGTCTGGGCTGGAAGATCTGGCGTCAGACGACGCCGGGGGTCGATACGACCGCCGAGCCCTACTATAGCGGTCCAGCCAATCCTCTGACGCTGAGCGGGATGCCCGACACGACCTATTATTTCAAGGCAGCTGCCTATGATGCCTTTGGTGACGAGGATCTGAATATCTCGGTGGAGTTCATGCTGACCACTCTGGGTGACGGGTTCTTCGGATCGCTTGATGTGGTGCCGATCCCAGGCCTTTGACGCGGTTTTCGTTAGGTGAAGTGCTAGCTTGCTGCTATAAGCTAAGTCAGCACTTACTTATGAGGTCGGAAACATGGCACAGGATCAGGCGCCTGGCTTCCGCATCACTGCGGTCAACATCAACTTCCTGCTCTCGATCATCGCCGTGTTCACGACGGTGTTCGGTCTCATCGCGTTCCTGATCAAGGGTGACATCGCGACCAAGGCGAATGCCGAGGCGACGATCGAGCTGCGCCAGGAGATGCGGGATGCCGACCGCAAGCTCAACGAGGATCTGAAGGACGTTATCCGTCAGAACCAGGCCTCCTACGAAAAGCTCACCGACGTCATCGACGGGCTCGGCGACTCCGTCACGAGCCTCGCGCTGTCGCTGCGCGAGGTCGAGGTCGTTCAGCGCACCCAGAGTCTCCCGCCTTCCAAGAGCCGCTAAGCCATGTTCCTCCGCAACGACGCCTTCTTCGCCGCTGTCCGCAAGAGCCTGTTCGGCGGCTCGCTCACGAGCGCCCAGGTCGCCGGCACCAGCGCGATCCTCGACGCCTGGCTGAAGACCGGCCCGGATGATCCGCGCAAGCTCGCCTATGTCCTCGCGACGTCCTTCCACGAGGTCGGCCGGACGATGCAGCCGATCGTCGAGAACCTCAGCTACTCCGCCGACGCGCTGCTGAAGACCTTCTCCCGCTATTTCACGGCTGCCGAGGCGAAGGCCTATGCGCGCCAGCCCGAGCGCATCGCCAACCGCGCCTATGCCAACCGCATGGGCAATGGCAACGAAGCCTCGGGCGATGGCTGGCGCTATCGCGGCCGCGGCCTGGTTCAGCTCACCGGGCTCGACAACTACCGCAAGGCCGATGCGAAACTCGGTCTCGGCGGCAAGCTGGTCGTCAATCCGGATCTGGCGCTCGATCCCGCGATCGCTGCACAGATCCTGGTGCTCGGCATGATCGAGGGCTGGTTCACCGGCTTCGGTCTCGACGACTTCATCACCAATCGCGCGGCCGACTATGCCGGCGCCCGCCGCATCATCAACGGCCGCGACAAGGCGCTGCTGATCGCCGGCTATGCCGAGAAGTTCGAGGCCGCTCTCCTCGATGCCGGCGCCGTCACGCGCCAGAACATCAAGCTGCCGACGCTGAAGAAGAACGCGATCGGCTCGGATGTCGCGCGCCTGCAGAACTTCCTCGGCATCAAGACCGACGGCATCTTCGGCTCCGTCACCAAGAAGACTGTCGAAGCCTTCCAGCGCGCCAAGGATCTCAAGGTCGACGGCGTCGTCGGCCCGACCACCTGGGCTGCCCTCCTCAACAAGTGAGATCCACCATGCTAAACTTCATGAAGTCCGTCTGGGGCTCTGTCGCCCTGCTGCTCCTGGTGGCGGTGCCGTCCATCGCGCTTGCCTCGGCTGACACCACGGTCGCGGTGCCGGCCGGCGAGATCGTCGGCGAGCTCGCGACCTTCGCGCTGCCGATCGTCGGCGCGCTCGTAATGTGGGGTCTGCGTCAGCTGCCGGCCAATCTCTATGCCGTCGCGAAGACCTTCCGTGTCGACCAGCTGCTCACCATGGCGATCGGCTACGGCATCAACGCGGTTGCTGGCGCGGCCAAGGACAAGGTGCTGAACGTCGACGTTGGCAACAAGGTGGTCGCCGAGGCGACGGCCTATGCGCTCGATCACGGTCCGGAAAAGATCATCGAGTGGCTCGGCGGCGAGGAGGCCCTCCGGCAGAAGATCATCGCGCGTCTCAACCTCGAGCCGGACGCGGAGATCGTCGTTTCGCCGGTCGGCCTCGAGATCGTCAAGCGGGCGCTTTCGGACGGAGCTCCGGTCCAGTCCTAGAGCGCTCTATCAAGAATACCTTCTAAGTCTCTATCTTATATATAGATCGTCGATGGACGGGAATATGAGCGGACCGGAACGCCTCGAACGCTTTGCGGACATCTACAACGATCCGGCCCTCTATCCGACGCTGCGCGATGTGGCTCATGCCCTGGGTCGCTCGCGCAAGACGGTCAAGAACACCGCCGGCATCCTGCGCCGGCGCTGATCTGGCGTGGCGCCTCCTCGACGCCGGCGGCATCTCAGGCAGTGGTCGCCGAGGTCTCTCCCAAGGACCATGCGCGCCGCCGCGCCGCCGAGCTCGAGGATGACGTCCGGTCGCTGATCACGGTCTCGCGCTATCCGGTCGTCAATCCGAACGCGCTCATCATCGAGCACCACGTCACCTATCGCTACGACCGTGTCGCCATGACCAAGGTGCCGGTCGAGGGCGCGCCCCGTGCCTGGCTCACCGACACGCTGCGCGTTGCCGGCGTCGCTGACGCCCGTTCGCGCCGCTTCCTGTTCACCGGCGCTCAGAACGATGCGCCGGTCCACAGGCCCTTCTGGCGCAATCTCCAGGCCTATGCGGCAGCTATCGGCGCCGAGATCATCGTCGGCGCCTGGACCTATGAGACGAGCTGGTGGGACGAAAGCAATCCCCTGGCGCGCGCCTATGATCCGCTGCTCACCGAGCACCTGTGCTTCGGCCAGATGGAGATCGGCGACAGCTTCGTCTTCTGCGGCGAGATGAACACGCTGCCGACCGCGGCGCGGCCCATCTCGGATCTCGGCTCCTATTCGCGCGGCCGCTGGGCCGTCTTCCCGCATGCCAAGATCCAGCTGCGCTCCATTCCCTCGACCGACCCGGGCATGCCGGCGCACCAGGTGATGACGAGCGGCGCCGTGACCATTCCGAAGGTCATCCCGCGCAAGGCCGGCGTGAAGTCGATCTTTCATCACGTCATCGGCGCGACCCTGGTCGAGTTCGACGAGGAGGGCGATATCTTCGCCCGCCAGATCATCGCTGACGAGGCCGGCACCTTCTACGATCTCGACGCCGAGGTGAGGGATGGGGAGGTGACGCGCGGACACCGGGCGCGCGCCGTGACGATCGGCGACATCCATCGCGCCAAGATCTCCACGCAGAATGCACGCGGGGTCTTCGGCTTCGAGCCTGCCACCGGCCGCCGCGTGCCTGGCTCGCTGCTCGACACGCTCCAGCCCGACTACATCTTCCTGCACGATCTCCACGATAACGAGAGCCGCAACCACCACCACAAGGATGATGTCAGCCACGACTTCGAGATGGCGATCCGCGGCCGCGAGAGCGTGCGCGAGGAGATCCAGAAGTCGGTCGATTTCCTGCTGGCGCTCGACCTGCCCATGACGCGGATCGTCGTCGTGGAGAGCAATCACGACCTCGCCCTCGAGCGCTATATTCGCGAGGGCCGCTACCGGATGGACGGCATCAATTACCGCTTCGGCCTGCAGCTCGACGACGCCTACCATGCCCATCGCGAGCGCGTCGCCGCGGCCCTCGACGCAGAGGTCTCGCCGCCGAGCTTCAGCCTGCTGGAATGGTCGATGCGCCATCTCGCCGGCTCCTCGCTCGACCATGTCCGCTGGGTCCATGACGGCCGCTCGATGGTGATCGACGGTGTGGAGCTCGGCCACCACGGCTTCCGCGGTGCCAATGGCGCGCATGGATCGGTCGCAGGTTTCGCCCAGCTCGGCCGCAAGATGTCGATCGGCGACAAGCACAGCCCGGAGATCCTCGACGGCGTCTATGTCGCCGGCGTCATGCAGCTCCAGATGGGCTACAACAAGGGTCCGTCAGGCTGGAACGTCACGCACATCGTCCAGTACCAGAATGGCAAGCGCAGTCTCGTCACGATGACCAGGGGCAAGTGGCGCTCGTCTTCACTTTAGGCTCGACAATAAGTAAGCGCTGACTTATCCTAGCGGCTCTTTGCAATGGACCGTGTAGATGCCCGCTGAAGCCGACAAAGTGAAGATGGGTGTCTGCAAGGTCGTCTTCGGCGGCGTCAGCCTTGGCTATACCAAGGGCGGCGTCGAGGTGAAGCTCGAGACGACGACCAAGGAGATCCTCGTCGACCAGTTCGGCACCACGCCGATCGGTGAGACGATTACTGGACGCCGCGTCACGGTGTCTGTCCCGGTCGCCGAGACCACGCTGCAGAACCTCGGAATTGCCCTGCCTGGCGCAGAGCTCGAGGGGACGCCGAATGGTCCCTATCGTCTCAAGATCCGCGGCGATGCGGGTCTGGCCATGGCGACCTTCGCCAAGCGGCTCACGCTTCATCCTCTCAATGCGCCCGGTGGGTCTGACGACTTCATCGTGCATCGAGCCGCGCCGTCGGGGTCGATCAGCTTCGCCTTCAAGGTCGATGAGGAGCGGATCTTCACCATCGAGTTTCGCGGCTACGTCTCCGATGCGGCTCAGCCGCTCGTGAGCGTCGGCCATGGTCACGAGTCTCTGGTGCTGAACAACCCGCGCCAGACTCTCCTCTTTTTGCTGGTGCTTTGAACGATGGTCGACAGTATCCCCGTCACCGACTCCACCGATGAGACGCAGGAGATCGCCGTCGTTTCGATCGGCGGCAAGCTCTATCCGGTGCATGTTCTCGCCGATCAGAACGGCAATCTCGTCACGGCCTCAAACCCGCTTCAGGTGGCGGGCCTTGGCGTGCGCGACAGCACGGGCGTCATGATCGTCCCGGCTGATATGGCCACCACCAACCAGACCTTCGACGCTGACGGCAACGTCCTTACGACGACGATCTCCGATGGCACCACGAGCTGGGTGCGGACGATCACGCGTGACGGCTCCGGTCGTGTCATCGCGATCTCGAAGTGGGTGCGCCAGTAATGAGCGTCCGCTCCCTCATCGATGAACTTGATATCGAGCTCGCCGGCGGCGTGACGCTGCCCAAGCTGAAGAAGGCCGTCGACCAGGCGATGGCCAGCAGTGCGACGCTCGCATCGCTGGTTGGCACCGCGGTCAGTGACTTTCACGGCGGCATTTCCATTCGCGCCCTGTCCTCGAGCTCCGGCTATATCGGCGCTATGCTCGACCCGACGAACAAGCGGCTCTGGGCGGTCGATACGCAGGGCTGGTTCGAAGCGCGACTCTCGCCGAAGTCGTTCGTCCCCAAGGAGGCTATCGACCCGCGCGTCGCTGATGGCACCCTCGAAGGTGCCAGCTGGCGCGTCATGCCGCGCGGCTCTGGCTGGAAGTTTCCCTTCGCTACCAGCACCGGGCACATCCTGGGCGGCTGGAACGAGAGCGACAAGTTCTGGACCAATTTCGCCGACGACGTTGTCCTGCCCCAGTCCATCCTCGACAATCTTCTCGCGTCACAGAACCTGATGCCGCTGAAGTCGATCGCCATGTGGGGCGACAGCCTCACGGCTGGCGCCGGCGGCGGCGGTACGACCATGGCCAGCGTCATTGCGCTGCTGACCGGTCTATCCGTCACCAATCTCGGTATCGGCGGTCAGACCTCGCTGCAGATCCCGACGCGCCAGGGTGGCCTGCCGCTGCTCCTGACCCTTGCTGGCGACACCATCCCGGCATCGGGCGGCGTCGCTGTTACCGCGAAGAGTTCCAACATTCTCTACAACTCCGGCGTCTTCGAGGGCAGCCGTACCGGCGTGCTTCTCGGTATTCCCGGCACGATTTCGACCGACAGCGCCGGCAACTGGACCTTCACGCGCACGACGGCGGGTAGTGCGGTGGCTTGTCCGCCGAACAGCGTCTTCACGATCAACCAGGCGACGACTTACGAGAAGCACACAATCATTATCGGTATGGGCCGCAATGGCGGCTATTCCAGTGATCCCAATGTGCTGGTCGATCAGGTCTGCGCGATGGTCGCCCGGCTGACGCCGCAGAACAAGCGCTTCCTGGTCTGGAGCATCCCGACCGGTACCGGCGAGATTATCGGAACGGCCAACTACAACGGCATCAAGGCGGCGAATGAGCGTCTGGCGCTCATCTTTGGCGATCGCTTCGTCGACATCCGCTCGTACCTGATCAAGTACGGTCTCGCCGAGGCTGGCCTGACGCCAACCGCAAACGACCTGGCGGACATCGCTGGCGACACCATTCCGCGTCAGCTTCTTGCGGACGGTCTGCACTGGACCGCGGCTGGCTACACCGTGGGCGGCAATCTGCTTGCTCGCGTTCTCAAGGCAAAGGGTTGGGTTTAATCATGTCTGGCGTTGCATACGTCCTCCCGGTCGCCGCGACCGATCTCACGCTTCCGAAGCTCCGCGATCATCCTGAGATGAGCGACGGCAGCATCCTGCTGCTCGATTTCAATCACGAGTTCGGCGAGTTCACCGGCGTGCCGGGAACTGGCGCGGTGCTGAAGAATGTCGCCTCGCGCAACATGAAGCAGATCTACGGCCTTGCGGACTCGATCGATGATCTGAACATGACCTTCGAGTTCGGCAGCGATGCTAATGGCATGCTCGTTGAGCGGACGACGAAGAAGGGTCTGCATATTCTTCCTTCGCAGCTCAACCAGATCACCAACAACAACAAGGGCATTATTCGGCCCTCGTCGCGCCTGCGTCAGGAGATCTTCAACCGCGTTCCTCAGACGGAGCCGGATGGCGGCTTTTACGTCAGCGCCTGGTACAAGGCGACGCGTGGTCAGGTTGCAGGTTTCATCACTTCGAGCCGAATGCACCTTGCCCGGAACATCAGTGGCTCGTCGAACATGGCCTGGCATACCCAGGCCTCGCCGGTGGCAGGCGACAATCTCCTTGGTACGCAGGGGCCGACCAATCACGGCAATGGCAACGGTACGATCCTCGGCTTCGGCTCCGGTACGTGGCGCGGCACCAAGCCGTCGTTCGGCAACACTCTTATGTCGCTCTTCGGCGTTGGTCAGATCGACGCCTGGTCGAACTCCACGAACCGCAACAAGGCAGCCGGCATCGTTCTCTATCGCCTGAAGATCGAGGACCTGAAGTTCACCAAGCGCGCCAATGGCGGCGTGGGCGGCACGCCGGCCGAGGAGTATGCGCTGGCGGCTGCTGCCGATCTCGCAGCCTTCACCGCGGCGTTTAATGCCGGCGGCTCGCTCTATGGCGACGGCTGGTCCGACGTGACCCTCTTCCCGTAAGCGCCCTATTAAGTCAGCGCTTACTTACTTTCTGCTATCAGATGCGACCCTCTTCAGCTAAGCTGGGAGGGTCGTTTCACATCAGGAAATACCCCAGCAATGACCAAGCGCTCGCCCAAGGCCGCCGCCCGCGAACAGCGAAAGGAGCGGCGTGCCCAGTCGCGCAACGACACCAACCTGCACCGCTTCGCCGAGGTCACTGGCGCCCAGCCGCGCCACACGCGGCCGGTGGTGAAGCCGCTCAACGATGCCCAGCGCCGCTATGACGCGCTCATGAAGGCCTGCGACATCGTCTTCGGCATCGGGCCGGCCGGCACCGGCAAGACCTGGTTCGCCGTGCAGCGCGCCGCCGCGGCGCTGGTCGAGGGCACGATCGAGAAGATCATCGTCACCCGGCCGGCCATTGAAGCCGGCGAGTCCCTCGGCTTTCTGCCGGGCGAGCTCGACGAGAAGTTCGCGCCCTATTTCCGGCCCGTCGCAGAGGCCTTCCATGACGCCTTCGGCGGCGCGCATCTCGAGGCGCTGATCCGGCTCGGCAAGGTCGAGGCGCGGCCGCTCGCCTATCTGCGCGGCTCGACGCTGAAGGGCGCCTGGATCCTCGCCGACGAGATGCAGAACGCCACGCCGGCCCAGTTCAAGATGCTGCTGACGCGCCTCGGCGAGGGCTCCAAGATGATCATCAATGGCGACCCCACCCAGTGCGACCTGCCGCGGCACCAGCCCTCCGGTCTCGAGGACGCCGTTCGCCGGCTGCGCGGCCTCAACCGCATCGGCGTCGCCAGCTTCGACCGCTCCGACATCGTCCGGCACGATCTCACCCAGGAGATCCTCGAGGCCTATGAGGACCGCGCGGACAACGACAACGAGGTCGACGACGCCGGTCTCGCCGCAACGCTCAGCCGCAGCTCCCGCGCTATAACGTCTGCATCATAATCGTTGCGAGTTCTGAAATGCTGGTGAGTGAAGAGTCCTGGTCGGATGACGCCGTTCGCATGCTGCCGATCGAGGATGATCGGGTGCAGAACGATTTCGGCAAGTTCCACAAGTTCGAGCGGGATCTCTTCACCACCAAGTGGTTCGACTACCGCTGCATGACGCCGACCCAGGCGACCGACACCTACATGCGCGAGTATGCCCGGGTCTACCAGCACATCTATGGCCGCGAGCTCGATTTCGAGCGCGCCGAGCACATCCAGATCCCCGACATGCAGACGCTGATCACCCGGATCAGGTCGGCGGCGCGGACCTCGGACAAGAAGAAGCACAACTACTGGAAGGCGGAGCTCTCCGGCTATTGGCGCGGCCGCCAGGTCGCCGACGCGATCGGCGTCCCCTACGGCGTCTATATCGATCTCGCCTTCACCTTCCGCATGCGCCGCTGGCCGCGCGATCACATGCCGCGGCCCTACCAGCTCTATCACGAATATGACGTGGAGAAGATTCAGGCGCGCTGGGAGGAGATGCAGCAGAGCCAGCTGTTCACCTCCGAGCATCCGGCCTATCTGGTCCAGAACTACCAGGGCATCGCCCTGCAGAACGACTATCACGAGTGGCTGCTCAAGCAGGCGCTCGCCCGGTCCAATCCAAGCGTCTATCTCGCCCGCTTCGTCAACGAGGACCAGCTGCCTCTCGACAAGATCGAAGCGCGCATCGCCCCGGAGATGCTCGAAGAGGTCGAGCGCTATCTCAATTGAGGGGCAAGCGCTGCGTCAGGTCCGCGCGACCTGACGCTATAACGTCGTCATGCGCTCACGCTCGCTCGTGAGCATAAGTCACCACTTACTTATGGAGGCCCGCTTGACCGAGGAGGCAGCTCACTACGAGTTCGACCAACTCTTCCAGCGAAAGATCGCGGCGCTCTATCTGCGCGACAGCAAGTTCGCGCAGAAGGCGAGGGATCTGGTGCGGCCGGAATATTTCTCCGAGAACGCGGCCGGCGTGCTGGTGCGCATCGCGCAGAACCACCAGAAGACCTACAAGACCATCCCGGACTTTCGGATCCTGCCGACGATCATCAAGGATGAGATCGCCGCGAGGCGCATCCGGCCCGACATGATCGAGCCGGTCAACAAGATGATCAAGGAGGTCATGAATTTCGACCTCTCGAACCCCGGCTTTGTGCGCGACCAGATCACCGACTTCGCCAAGCACCAGGCGATCGAGAAGGCGATGTTCGACGCGCTGCCGCTGCTCGAGAAGCGCGACTGGGACAAGATCGGCACCATCTTCGATGAGGCGCGCCGCGTCGGCGTGATCACCGACAGCGAGGATTACGACTACTGGAAGGAGATCACCTCCCGCACGCAGAAGCGCGAGGACTTCAAGGCCGGCAAGATCGTCCGTGACGGCATCACCACCGGCTATAGCGGCATCGACGCCTATCTCTATCACGGCGGCTGGGGGCGCAAGGAGCTCTCCTGCATCATGGGGCCGGCCAAGTCCGGCAAATCGCTCTCGCTCGGCGACTTCACCAAGAACGCGGCGATCGCCGGCCACAACACCTTCTACGGCTCCTGCGAGGTCGCCTGCTCGATCATCTCCGATCGTCTCGACGCGGCGATCTCGGACACGCTGATCCGCGAGCTGCACAAGGATCCGGCCGCCGTCGAGGCGGCGATCACGAAGATCGGAGCCGGCTCCGGCGCGCTCAAGATGCGCGAGTTCCCTTCGGGCCAGCTGAAGCCGAGCCAGCTGCACCGCGTTCTCGAGGAGTATCGCAACGACGGCATCGTCTTCGACCTGGTCACGGTCGACTATGCCGACATCTTGGCGTCCGAGTATCGGTCGGACTCGCTGCAGGAGAACCTGCGGACGATCTATATCGACCTGCGCGCGCTCGCCTTCGAGATGAATGCGGCCTTCCTCACCGCGACGCAGACGAACCGCGCCGGCGCCACCGCGACGACCGCCAAGGCGACCGATGTCGGCGACGACTTCAACAAGGTCCGCACCGTCGACGTCCTCATCGGCATCAACGCCACCGACGCCGAGAAGAAGTCCAACGAGGCGCGCCTGTTCTGGGCCGCCTCCCGCAACACCGAGGACGGCTTCACGCTGCGCATCCGTCAGGATCGGCAGAAGATGAAGTTCCTCACCAAGATCCTGGGGCGCGAGTGATGTCGCTGGTCAGCAAGGAGGATCTCAACGAGCTCGACATGGAGTTCGTCCTCGAGCGCGAGAGCATTCCCTTTCGCGTCTCGCGCGGCGTCTCCGGCTACCAGCTCAACATCAAGACCTGCCCGCTCTGCGGCGATACGCGCTGGCGCACCTATTTCGGCGTCGACAGCGGCGCCGGCAACTGCTTCGTCTGCGGCGAGGGCTTCTCCAAGGTGAAGGCGGTCGCCGGCCTCTATGGCACCGAAGGGCGCGAGACCTGGGAGAAGATCGCCGAGCTCCTGCGCGAGCAGGGCTGGCGGCCGAAGCGCGCAGCGGTCGTGGCCACCGATCCCGGCGACGTCGTCCTGCCGGTCTCGATCGAGCTGCCGACGGAGCTCGGCGAGAACCTCGTCTATCTCGAGAAGCGGGGCTTCGGCGGCGAGATCTGCCGCTATTTCGGCCTGCGCTATTGCGAGTTCGGCTGGTGGAAGTTCAAGGACGCCGAAGGCCATCCCCAGACGCAGAACTTCGCCAACCGCGTCATCATCCCGGTCCACGATCTCGACGGCAAGCTGGTGACGTTCCAGGGCCGCGACGTGACGGGCACGAGCGAGCGGAAATACCTGTTCCCGATCGAGCTGCCCGGCACCGGCAAATACCTCCTGAACGGCCACAATGTCGTCGCCACCAAGGAGGTCGTGATGGGGGAGGGGATCTTCGACATCGCCGCGATCAAGCTCGCCTTCGACGAGGACCAGGCGCTGCGCGACATCGTGCCGATCGGCTCCTTCGGCAAGCACCTCTCCTATGGCGACCCGGGCGGCAATGACCAGCTCGGCCGCTTCCTGCAGCTCAAGAAGCGCGGCGTCGAAACCGTGACGATCATGTGGGACGGCGAGGCGGCCGCGCTCACCGCGGCGCTGAACGCCGCCAAGGTGCTGACCGGCATCGCCCTCAAGGTGCGCATCGCGCTGCTGCCGGCCGGCAAGGATCCCAACGAGATCCTCGGCGAGGTCGTGCGCAAGGCCTATTACGCCGCCCAGGTCTGGACGCCGGCTCTCGATCTCAAGTGGCGGCTGCGCAATCCCTACAAGTGATCGCGCGTCCCGAGCAGCGCCATTGTGCGCTCCGATGACGTGAACGCTATAACTCAAATCAAGAGAGCGCATAACGCGACTTGCGCGCCAGGAGCTTGCTATGAGCACGTACCCTATTACAGTTCTATCCCAACACTTTAACCATCAGGGCGGTACGAAGTCTTATCACGTCTCCCTGATCTCGACGAATGATGGTCGATACGTCGTCGTCAATCGGTGGGGTCGGACGGGTGAGCTCGGCCAGCTGAAGGCGGAGATCCATCAGACCAAGTCACAGGCGGAGACGGCCTTCAACACGAAGGTCAAGGAGAAGACCAGGGGCGGCTACCGTTTCAACAACGAGCTCGTCAAGGACGCGGCCAACGCCCAGGAGCTGGTCAAGATCATCGGTCTCGGCGTGTTCAACAAGATGGGCGCGGCGGCAATCAGTCACCTCGACCCGGCGATCGACACTTCGCGCATGCGCCAGGCCGATCCGCCGACCGTCGACGAGAACGGCAACAAGATCGACACCGCGCGCCGCGTCGACATCTCCAAGGCGGTGGAGGAGCAGCGCCGTGCCGACCAGGCCGCCGCTGAGGCTGCGCTGAAGTCCAATCCGATCTTCGGGATGTTCTGATGACCTATCCGCTCTCGATCTCCTACCAGAACAAGTTCTCCTTCACCTGCCCGATCTTCGCCGCATCGACCAAGCTCGCCGCTTGCGTCATGCTGCGCGACAAGATCTGGCGCGGCGAGAATGTCCCGGTGCGCAAGGGCTGCCAGGCGTGCATGCACGCCTCGAAATGCCCGGCGACGGCGATCGTCAATCAGATCCTGCGCAACTGGAAGGAACCGCCGGACGCCTATGGCTCGCTCGAGCCCGTCGAGGGCAAGCTGCGCGCCGACATCCTGGAGCAGATCCTTCCCGTCGTCGTGCCCGACCGCGAGCTCGTCGATGTGCCGCCCGGCGAGCGGGCGCTGATCCTCTCGGCCAATGACCGGATCGCCAAGCAGCTGGGCGTCGCGCCGAGCGCCAAGGCGTCCAGTCGCCCGGCGCAGCGCATGAAGCCGCCGGCGCCGCTGAAGCCCGCCAAGACCAACGACACCATCCTCAATGCAGCGGCCACCGGCGACATGGCGGCCGCGATCAACGGAGCCAGCTGATGAACGGCAGTGACATCTACGACCTGATCCTCGATATCGGCGCGACCTCCTCGCGCACGGAGAAGGAGATCCTGGTCAAGGAGCTCGCGGATGATCCGCTCGGGCGCTTCGTGCTCGAATGGGCCTACAACCCGCTCATCACCTTCGGCCTGACGCCGCCGACGCCCGTCGGGGAGCCTGGTGTCGTCGCATTCGACGAGGCGGTGGTGCTGCCGCTGCTGAAGGCGCTGTCGCAGCGCCGCGTGACCGGCAATGCCGCGCTCGAGGCGACGACCCTGGTGCTGAATGCGCTCGACATGCCCGGCGCCCAGCTGCTCTGGCTGATCCTCTCGAAGGATCTGAAATGCGGCATCGCTGCGACGACGATCAATGCCGTCATGCCCGGCCTCATCCCGGTCTTCGCCGTGATGCGCGCGCATGCCTATGAGGAGAAGCGGATCAAGAAGTGGCCGGTCGCGGTCGAGCCGAAGCTCGACGGCTATCGCTACACCTTCATCTGCAAGGGCGGTAATGGCGGCTTCTTCTCGAGGAACGG